TGTATATGAAACAAACGTTATTATATCTTCTGCATTTACATTATTCGTTAAAATAGGTGCAGCACTTTGTGGGAATTTAATACTACCAGTATTATACGTTATAATACCATATCCAGCTGATGGTTGTGTTATTTTTAATGAAATAGTTTGACCACCAATAATATTACTTACTGAAAGATGTGTTGAACCGGATGGTATAGATAAATAAAAGAAATTACCTAATGAACAATCTAAACTAGCAGTAGCAGAAGAGATTGACATTGAAACTGAATTACCATTTACTCTACCATCAAATGTATTTGAACCTATAAATGTATTTGAACCAGTTGTTGCATAAGAGCCAGTTGCATTAATTAAAGATGCAGTTACATTTTGCAATGTATTCCACTTAGTATCGTTACTTGCAGTATAATTACCGATTGTATTGAACTTAGTATCAACTGATGCAGTATATCCACCTAATGTGTTCCATTTTGTATCATTAGAACCTGTATAAGTTCCAATTGTAGTAAATTTAGTATCTACACTAGCTGTATATGCTTCAAATGAAGATGTATTTAATTTACCTGCAACCAATACATCATTTGAAGAAGTATAAGATTGGAATGAAGCAGAATCTAATTTCTTATCAATATTAGTTTGTAATACTGATGCAGTTTGTGTTAATTGTGCTTGAGTAACAAAATCAAAAACTAATGAAGAACTAAATGCTTCTAAATTATCTAATCTATAATCAACTGATGAACTGAATGGAATAAATTCAACACCTGCTACAAACAAAGTATTAGGGATTGTGACAGTTCCATTTAAAGTTTGAGTATCAGATACATTATCACCGAGAACATTCGACCCTGAAGAGAATATAACGCTGCTTGATTCGATTATGGTATGTATCTCATACGCATTGATTGAACCAACTACATTTATATTACCATTAAAGTTTACATCAGTTCCACTTGCAGTAAATGCAGTTCTTAAAGATGCTGTATAGTTTTCAATATTATCTAAACGGCTATCTTGTGATGCAGAATCAAATTCTAATTGGTCTAATCTACTATCTACTGATGTAGAGAACGGCCCTTCTAAGTAATCTAAACGAGAATCAACTGATTGAGAATATAATGCTACATTACCAATTCCATTTATTGTTGAAGATGAGATTTCGTTTGTTACGAATAAATTACCAGTATTAGTTTGTGTACCAGTTACACCTAAACTTCCACTAATAGTAGTTTGACCTACAATAGTTTGAGTATCAGATGTAGAATCACCAATTACGTTAGAACCAGAAGAGAAAATTACTGATGAACTTTCAATTAAGGTAATAACCTCATACGCATGGATTGTTCCACTTACAAAAAGGTTTTCACTAATCGTTACACTGCCTGTGATATCTACGTTTCCTTTCAACTCTACATTCTCATGTACAATTAAATTACCAGAAACAATTAGGTCATTATCTACATAGATATCGTTTGTAGTGATTGTAGATGATGATACATCATTCACAAGATATAGATTACCATTCGAATCAATAGATGCAGACATCCAAGCTCCAACACCATCTTGTATCTGAACATAACCTTGTCCGATTGAAGCCGTAATGGATTGATTAGTACCTAAGTGTAATAAACCCTGGTAACTTTGTGAAATGTATAAATTTGATAAATTACTCATCTTATATATTTTTTTATTTTATGTGTATTGCCACTTTCTTAATGCTACATCAACTCCTGTACCCCACTTCTCTGGTGTTGTACCCCACACTTTTGGTGATGTCCATAATTCACATAATGCACAATTTCCAAAATCGTAGTAAGGTATTGATAGAATTGGTAAATTGTAGAAATCGTAATTATCTCTACCAGTTATCTCTTCTAATATTGTAAAACATTTTATATTTTCATAATTCTGCAAGTAACTGATTGGTTGAGAGCTTGGATAAATGTTTGTAGCAAATACTTGTCCGATACTTCCAGTTGTTGCAGTTACTGCATTGTATATATCACCCGTTTCGCAATCTTCTATTCTATAATAACTTCCAGATGGATTAATTAAAAAAAAAAGACAACGATTTTTGTCGTTGTGAACCGTCAGGTCGAATGTTGCGGACCAACCTGCCAGTCCATTATCAAACTTATCTTTAAAGGGTTCACAACTTATCTCTCCGTTGATTTCAAACCCCTCTACACTCCTTTGTGTATATGAGGTTAAATCATTCAGGACACTCAAAGTATTTGCATGTATATCAACCACATCATCCACTCCATAGTACGGAATTTCTTGACTATTTGTTTCACCCTCTGATTCATCATTTTTTAATTTGGTTTTATCAGCAACAATCAATTGAATTTGATATTCAGTTATGTTACTACCAAAGTTAGCACCTTGCACTAAGATATTACCAACGGGATACATTGGAAATTCTCTATCATCTATACTGAAAACATCACCTTGTGTTACGTGTCCAATAGATGGGTGGTTCGTCATTATCGTTTTAAAATAATTTAGAACGTTGTAATACAAAGAGAAGTTTGTAGCGTTATTATGTACTATTTGTTGACTTGCCATAAGTTTTTATAATTGAAGTCCCTGAAAATATTGATTAGCCATATCAGGAAAAATTTGTGTTGCATTTCCTACTGACTCATAGTATTGAGGTATTTGTACGGAGTATGCAATTAAGTAATCCTGTAATCTTGTTGCGTAATAATCTGCATTTGATAATGCTTTGTTTAAAAGATAATCAATCTCACTCTTTGTAGGAGCAACTGATTGGTCTGATAAGTGTTTTACTGCACCAGCAGATTTAAATTGAATTGAACTGAATGGTATATACTCTACACAAGCATACCACAAAAGAACATACTTAATATGTTGGTTCATCAGGTCTTGATAATATTCACTTAAACTACCAAAAGTTCCTGCTTCAATCTGTGCTTGTAAGTAATCAAATAGGACAGTTCCTAAAAGATTCTTCAAATACTTGTCTTGAGCCGTACGAACGAAGGGTAATAGTGCATCAGCATCTATCGCACCTTGTAGTGGTGAGTTCTTAATGATATCGTTTCTTGTAATAAATAATGCGTAGCTCATATTATTCAAATTCGGTTTTAAAGAATGGTTGAGTTGTTCTCAAATATTTTGGTTCTTCTTCCATTTGGATGTGGTTATATCCCATTTCTGTTGTATCACCACTTTCCATTTGTTCGTTTACATCTTCTTCTACCTCTGCAATAGTTTGTCCAGTTTCTTCTGCTGTAGTAGAAAGGATGACTAATGGGGTTAATTGTTCGAATGACAGGTCTTTTTTACCCCAACCACCATTCAATAAGGCATCAGAAATAAAATTCAAGATGATGTTCTGAAATGGTTGTATTGTCATCGTTTGGAAAATAGAATAGGCCGTTTTCATCTCTTCACTTTGTGATGAGAAACCATTATTTGCAGTACGGATACCAAAAAGTAATGGAGAAACTATTCTATGTGCAACTAAGATTCTATCTTGTGCGTATTCTGCAACGTATTGGTACTTTTCATGCAAGTTATCAATATTGATTGCATCTAATGTTGGTTTGTTTGCTGCATCATCGTTAAATGATAACATAAATCTACCAGCATTACGAGTTCCTGTGAATTTAGAGGTAATCATTGCTTCGATTGTTTCTCTTTCTTCAGGTGCAGGAACACCATTATTCATATTAATCATTACTAATGGTAAGAAACCATTCTCAATATTATTGAAATGTAAATTAGATAATTCTGCTTCTACAAATGAAAATTGTAATGCAGATACCCAATCTGGTAATGAATAGTAGTATCTATTTGGTTCGTATTCCTTAATGTAAAGGATTTCTAATTTCTCATTAGATGTTCCAAATGAAGGAATTTTGATTTTCTCTTTTTGTTTCTTAAAATCATTCCAATCAGTACAATAGAAATAGTTTTGAATCTTTGTATGTTCGTATAATTTCTCTGCACGAAGGGTTTGTACTGGAATATGATAGAATTTCTTTATCTTTGTGTGGTCATCGTTCCAAAACACTTGGAATGCTGCATTACCATATAATTTTAAATCAAATGCAACCTTTCTTACATCTTCTCCTGGTAATAACTTTGCTAAATCCTCTTCGAATGTTACATCGGCAGTAGTTAAACCCTTACCATAAATTAAATCGGCAGAACCTTCAACACATGCTGCGTTCGTTGTAGATGTGTTATACGCTTCAGTTATAGCATCAAAATAATCATCGTGTCCGTTGATTCCTACTGGTACCCAATTATAACGAGTCTTTGTATCCTCCGTTATGATAGGAACATCCATTCTTGACAAGTTTAAAACTGAAAGATTTTGTTGTTGTTTCATATTACGTTAAAATTATATATTCGTTAGAAGAGCCTGTATATGAGATATATCCATCATTTTGTGTTTTATACTCACTCTTATCAACTGATTGTGATGCAAATACCTGAATACTACCATGCCATATTGGAGTAAGACTACCACTATTCAAAAGAGTTGCACGATATTCAGAACCTACTATTGCACCACTAATACTAGCAGTGAATGATAAGAATGATTCATATCCTTCGAATGATGCAGATGTTAAACTACCAGTCAAATTGTAGTTTCTACTCATATCTTGTAAAGATAGGGTAAACTCATTTGAGGCGGTTGGTTGGGTTCTAATGGTGAATCCGTTACTTCCAGATATATAATAAGTTAGCATTAGGCCGTATTTAAGTTGATTTATCTATAGCTTTAACAAATAGAAACGAAAAAGTTGTGAAATAAAAAACCCACTCCGATGATGAAGTGGGTTTTAATATGTAAAGTGAATATAGATTAACTATACACAATTGTTGGTTGAGTACCTAATCCAGCAAATGGATTAGTTGTAGTTGAACCAGATAAGAATGCTGCTGGTAATTGTTCTTGTCCAGTGAATGTTGCAGAATAACCATAAAGGTCACCCATTGCTCCACCCGTTTGGATAGTACCTGCAGTTAAATCAGCACCTTCGGTTTCACCTACTAATAACGCATCACCTTGCTTTGTCCATACAACGATTTGTGGTCTGCCGTATGCCATCAATTTCAATTGTGTTGTCATTTCGTTAGTCAATTTCTTTAAGTTAAGAGTTAATTCTTGATTAAAGAAAGTTGTACCATTTTCACGAGATGAGTTTACAGTTTCAGTATATGCACTTGTACCTTTCAATTCATAATAGTACACGGTACTACCTGATGGAAGAGCAGTGACTTCGCCACTTGCGTTCTTTGTGAAAGAACCTGTTGTAAAGTTTAAAAAGTAAACACCTTGTAAACCTCCTACTGATTCTTTACAAACTTCTTGTCTTCCTTGTGTTAAATTACAAGCCATAGTATTGAGTTTTGTTTTAAGTTATTAAAAGGGTGAGAAATTAATCTCACCCATTAATTTTGAAATTGATTATTAGTAAGCTCCGTAGTAAACTACATCAGATAATACACCTACTTGTGTACCAGCTGTATATCTCATAATAATACGGAAGTTTTGGCTACCGTCTAAGTCTGCCATATCTAACACCTTAACCTGATTGTAATCACTTAGCAATCCGGTTGCGAAGAATAAGTTAGATTTTTGTGCTGCAACTACTTTAGATGCAGTCATACCTGGGCAATGTACGATTTCGATACCATTGAAGTTGAATGGTTTTTCACCAACGTTTAATTGGTTGTTCCATCCGTTTGCTCCGATAGCACCACCTGCTAATGCTTGTTGGTAAGCTTTTGCTACGTTAGTTGGAACGTATAACAATAAATCTTCTTTACCATATACTGTATCAGGGATAGAGTCTACGATAGAGTTTAATTTATCTAATACGTTAGCAGAAGTGATTGAACCAGAGATAATTGTAGAACCTGAAGTTGCTGCAACTACACCTGTACCTGCTGCTACTGAAGCTGATAAGATAGTTTCGAAACCACCGAATTCACCATTTGTAGCAGTTGCACCACCCCAAATTGATAATTCAGTTGCTTCAGCTACTTTACCACCTACATAAGATACTAAATAGTCTGTGAATGATTTTGGAATTTCATCGAAAGCAGAATATCCTAAAGAAATTGCTTCCCATGATTGTACAAATTCGTCCTTACATAATTGTAAGTTAACTTGTAATTCCTTTGGTTCGATGATTCTCTCAGCGATAGATGCAGAAGCATTTGCTTGGAAATCACAAGATGCATCAGAGATAATGTTATCTACTGATACTTTTTGGATAACAGATTTGTACTTAACGTTCGGCATTATAGTTACATATCCATTATCAAGAGTCTTAGCAGACAATAACGCTGCTGCGATAAAACCACTAGCTGCTTCACCGCTATACGTTGAGTTAGCGATAGTTGGCTGAGCGATTGTTGCGAAATTTTGATTCTTTCTCATTTTGATAAGTTTGTTTTTATTATTTGTATAATTTTTCTAAAAAGCGATTTTG